GGCGTGAACGCGGTGCTGTCGGCCGTGCAGGCGACAACGCGGTCGCAGCTCGGCGGCTTCGCGGTAGCGCAAGGCGCGGGTCTCGCGGGCTCGATCAGCAACGCCGAGGAGGCGCTGCAGAACCTCATCACCGGGATCAGCGGCCTGGAGCAGCTGCCCGGCGTGCAGGCCTTCGCGAGGAGCATTGCTGCGATCGGTGACGCATTCGGTGGCGCGTCGGCCGCAGGGCTCCAGCTGCAGACCGTCGTGGCGGGGCTGATCAATCGGGCTGGCGCAGCGATCGGCGGGATACTCACCCCGGAGCGGATCGAGGGATTCGTCGGCACCCTCGCCACCGTGCTACCGCCGCTCATCGATACGATCGCGCGAGTCGGTGGTGCATTCATCCAGGGTCTCGGGCAGGGCCTCGGCCCGCTGATCCGAGATCTGCAGGGCACGAGCCAGGCAGACCTCAATCGCTGGTCCGAGTGGGCGATCACCTTCGGGCGAAACCTGGGCGTCGTCGTGGGATTCGCAGCGCAGTTGACGGCCGCATTCGCTACTCTCGGCGTGCTCCTGACGAACGTCGCGGGGTTCGCGATTCAGGCGTACAACGCCTGGCAGGGCATCGGCACGTCGATCGTCGACGGGATCGTCGCCGGGATCAGGGGTGCTGCTGGACGTGTCACGGAGGCCGTGCAGGGGATGGCCTCGGGCGCCGTGAATTCCGCAAGAGAGTTCCTGGGCATCCGCTCGCCCTCGAGGGTCTTCGCAGAGCTCGGCGACCAGACGGCGGCGGGCTTCGCGGTCGGCGTCGAGCGTGGCACTGGCGACGCCCAGGGTGCCGTGCAGAGCCTCGTGGCGCCTCCTGCCCTAGGCGCTGGCGGCGCTGGCGCTGGCGCGCCTCTGGCGGGGCGCGCCGGCGTCTTTCAGATCTTCGTCGACGGCGCGGGTCGCGAGGCTGCCGCGATCGTCGACGAGATCGAGCAGCGCGTCGGCGTGACCTTCGACCGGCTGGCCCTCTCGGGCGGGAGCGTCTGATGGCCCTCGAGATCCCCGAATTCGCGGGCACCGCATGGGACGAGATCACGCTGGGAGGTGTGCATTTCGGCGGTCTCGCGGCCGTGTCTGGCGATGCCTTCAAGCGCAAGATCGACGCCCGTCGCGCCGCCGGTCAGGACGGGGCGCGCATCGTCGATAGGGGCTACGACCTCGTGGATCTCACGATCACGCTGACTGCATGGGAGCCCGAGCATGCCGCCCAGCTGCAACGCCTCGTGGCCCTGCTGGCGCCTCGCGGGACGCGCGGCCGAGGCCTTGCGGTCGAGGTCCAGCACCCCGCGCTCGCCTTCGCGGGAATCAGTCGGATCTACGTGACCGGCGCGTCGCTGCCGTCGCCGTCGGGCGGCACGCTCACCTGGACGATCAAGGCAAGCGAATTTCGTGACCCGCCACCGGCGCGGCAGGGGCGCGCCGCCACGCGCACGGCGCAGGCCGCGCCGCAGACCTCGACCGCCACGGACCTCGACCCGCGGCTGCAGCAGGTGATCGCGCAGAACCCGATCCCGGCGCCGTCGCAGGCCGGCGCGGCGGCGCCTCCCGCGCGGGGTGGGTGACCCGTGGCCGAGGTGACCGTCGGCGGCCTGCGCTGCGTGCTCTGCGCCCTCACGGTGCCGCGCATCGGCGCGTGGGTGGCCGACGTCGACCTCGACTCGGATGCGACGCCGTCGGGGCGCGTGGTGCTCTCAATCGACGGCGTCGAGCGCGTCGGCGCCGTCGTGCGCGGCGCTGTCGCCTCGGGCTCGTGGCGCGGTCGCCTGGTGGGCGGCGCTGGCGGTCTCGCGCGGGTGCTGGACGCCGTGGCCCTGCGGGGCTCGACGCTGGCCGACGTGCTGGCCGACGTGCTGCGTGCGTCGGGTGAGACACCCTCGACGACGAGCTCGGGGCTGGAGCGCGTCGCGCCCTTGTGGGCTCGCATCGCAGGACCGGCCTCCACGGCCGTGGCCGACGTCGCGCGCGCGGCTGGCGTCTCGTGGCGCGTGCTGGCGGACGGGAGCGTGCGCGTCGGTGCCGAGACGTGGGCCGAGCAGCGCCCCTCGGGGCCCGTCGACGTGCTCGAGGAGCTGCCGGAGTCAGGGCGCCTGGTGCTCGGGGGCGACGTGCTGGGGATCGACGTCGGACGCACGCTGGTCCTGCCGGGGCGTGCGCCCGTGCGCGTCGAGCAGTTGGAGATCCGTGCGACGCCCCGGGAGCTCCGCGCGACCGTGACGGCCGAGGGCACGACGGGCCTTGGCCCCGTGGTGGACGCGGTGATTCGACGAGCGCTCAGGCGCGTGGACTACCTGGCGCTGTACCCGGCGCGGGTGGTGAGCCAGAGCGGGCAGCTGCTCGACCTGATCCCCGACGATCCGAGGGTGCCCTCGATCAGTGGGGTGCCGATGCGCCACGGCCTGCCCGGCGCGTCGGTGACCGTGCCGATCGGCACGCGCGTGGTGCTCGGCTTCGACGCGGGTGATCCCGCGCGGCCGGTCGCGGCGCTCTGGGAGGCTGGCGGCACCGCGACGCAGATTGCAATCAATGGCTCGTCGACGAAGGCCGCGCGCGACGGCGAGGCCGTGAACGCCAGCGCGGCGCTCTCCGCGTGGTTCACGCAGGTGCAGCTCGCGACCGGCGTGGCCCCGCCCTCGGGCGCCATCGGCGCGGTGTCGGGCGGCTCCGACGTGGTGAGGATCCCGTGACAGACTTCGGCACCGATATCGCGACGCCCGACGCGGCAGACCTCGACCCCTATTTCTCTCCCGTGTCTGGCGTGCGCGGGCTCGGCCAGGCGCTCGGGCGGCGGCTGATCACGCCCCGCGGGACGCTCCTCGACGATCCGAGCTACGGCTTCGACGTGCGCAGTGCCATCAACAGTTCCCTCACGCCGACGCAGACCGCGGCGCTGGAGCTGTCGATCGCGACCGAGCTCGTGGCCGACGAGCGCGTCGAGACGGCCGACGTGTCGGTGGCCTTCGCACCCGGGTCGTCCCGCCTGACGATTCGTGCGATAGTCCAGACCGCCGACGGGCCTTTCCGGCTCGTGCTCGCTGTCGGCAGCGTGACCACCGAGATCCTCGCCGCGGAGCCCCTGTGACGACCACCTACGCCGCGCTGCAGACCGAGACGACGAGCGATCAGTACCTCTCGACGATCCTCTCGAGCCTCGCCGCGCAGGGGTTCCCCGTCACCGCATGGCAGCCGGGCAACGCCGGTCGCAGCCTCGCGCGAGCCGACGCCGAGTCGCTGGCGGACCTCCGCAGCGTGGTCGCGGAGATCGTCCGCGGGGGCTATCTCGACACCGCGACGGGCGACTGGCTCGACCTCGTGGCCCAGGGGCTTTTCGACCTCCCGCGCGTCGCGGCGACCTTCGCGGTGGGCAACGTCACGCTGACCTGCAGCGCAGCTGCGGGGCCTTACACGATCGGCCCCGGGGCGCTCGTCGTCACCGATGGGACGCGGCGCTGGCGGTCGACGAACACGGCCACGCTGACCCTCACCACGAGCGGCACGCTGAGCGTCCAGGTGCGCGCCGAGACCCCGGGCACCAGCGCGAACATCTCGGGGTCGCTCCTGCTGTCGTCGCCGCTATCGCCTGCGCTGGCTGGCGTGACGGTCAGCGCCGCGGTGTCGTGGATCACCGCGGCCGCTGTCGACGCCGAGACTGACGCGGCGCTGCGCGCGCGCTGTCGACTGCGCTGGTCGACGCTCGGGCGCGGGGCGAACCTCAGCGCCTATCAGTACAACGCGCTCGCGGCCGGCGTCGCTGGGATCACGCGCGTGCAGGTCCTCTCGGGGCCTGGCAACGGTGAGGTGACGATCTACGTGGCGCAGGCCTCGGGCACGGCGACGGCGGGACAGGTCGCGGCCGTACAGAGCGCGCTCGACGTCGTCAAGCCCGTCACCGACACTGCCATCGTGACCGCTGCAACGGCCGTCGTGATCGCCGTTACGGCCACGGTCTACGTCGCGGCGGCCAGCGACTCGACGCCGAATCGCACGCTGGCCACCGACGCGATCAGCGCGTACGTCAACGGCCTCGGGCTGGGGTCTGCGACCGTCGACACCGCGCGCATCGGCGCGTCGATCTACGCGGCCGCGGGCATCCAGGACGTCGACCTCGTGGCACCGGCAGCCGACGTGTCGATCGCTGCAGGGCAGGTCGCGACCGTGGGCGCCGTGACCCTCACGTGGGTGACCGTGTGAGTACCTATCTCGCGTGGCAGCCGACGCTGCAGCCCGCTGGCCTGCGCGGGCAGTGGGGCGAGCGCTGGGGCGCCGTGCTCGGCGCCGAGAAGGACGCGCTTCTCGGCCTCGCGAAAGACGCCGTGCTCGCGCGCTTCCTGCCCACGGCGCCGAGCGACGCGCTCAGTCTGCTCGGTGCCGATCGCCAGATCGGCCGCGAGTCTCCCGACACCGAGTCTACCTATCGCGCTCGTCTCGCTGGCGCGTGGGAGTCGTGGGCGTGGGTGGGCACGCGATACGGGATCGCGCTCGGCGTCGGCCTGCTGGGCGAGGGCTACCCGGCCGTGATCCCCTACCGAGAGCTCCCCTGGGATTCGGCTACCGATCGCTGGGCGCGGATCCGAATCCTGTTCACGGGCTTCGCCGGGTGGACGGGCGAGCCCTTCGGCGGCGCGTGGTCGTGGGGATCGCGCCTGCAGCAGCCTATTGAGTCGGAAACGCCCGCGACGATTCGGCCCGTGCTGCGGCGAGTCCTGCGGCAATGGATCAACGCCCGCGACCGGGTCTTTTCGGTCACGATCGCGCGGGGCGCGGCGGTCTGGGGGCTTTTTTTGTGGGGCTCTGACACGTGGTCCGTGAAGCCTGTTGACGAATGGTCCGCGCCTCTCTTCGGAGAGGACGACACGATCTGGGGCGCCGTCGCTTTCGGCGTCTTCTGCTGATAAGAGAGGTCACATGACTGCGACGATCACACCGACTGCGAAGCACACCGGGGCGACCATCACGCGACCCGTCGACGGCGAGGGTGCCTATATGGACGGCGGCACGGCCCCCCTTGCGCCGATCCTGCAGACGCTCGCTGACCGTGCGCAGTACGCCCGCGGCAGCACCTGGGGGACGCTGATCGGAGGCGACGAATTCAGCGTCGACAGCGGCGGCACGAGCACCGTGTTCACGGCGCGGGTCAACGCTTTCGAGGCGATCACCATTCGCGACAGCACCGGCGTGTTCTGGCCGCTTTTCAC